CTGTGCCGCCAGCATTATCAGTTTGTTGAATATTAACTACGTTACTACTACCAGCAATGGTATCGTTTACACTACCATAACTACTGGTCAAGCTACTCGTAACTTGGTTACTAGAGCCATTGATGCTAGTTGCACTATTAATATTACTACCAACTAAGTTAGTAATCATTAAGTTGGTACTACCAGTAATGCTTTCAGTAATATTATTTTGATTGTTTGTTGAATGATTTTGATCACCAACGGTCAAACTAGTGCGGTTACTGTTGCCAGTGACTGTACTAGAGTAGGTATTGTTACTACCCTGTATGTCATACTGAGCACTATTACTGCTACCATGTTGAGTAATAGATAATGTATTACTACTTCCAGTGATAGTACCATAGTTCAATGCGCTAGGTGCTGCTGGTGTAAATGTAGTAATACCTGTTCCATCTATAGCTACTGCTGTCGTGTTAGTAATACCACCAACTCGGTTTGTACCGCCAACTTGCTCGATTGTGATAGTATTACTACCGCCTACTTGTTGAATATATACGTTGTTTGGTCCAGTAGCGTCTGTTGCAAATACCGCTCCCGAAATCAATAGCATTGATGCTAATACTAACCCTTTTATTTTAGTTTTCATTTGGGTTCTTCTTTCTTGGCTTGTGGCCGTTATTACTGCTTATTTGACCTTGGGCTCATTAACTATAATAGCCAAAGGTATTTCTGATACTACTTTCTTTACTACCCAGCCGCTGTGGCCTTGACCATCCTTAACACGTATCCACTCACCTTCTTGGTCAACGATAGTTAATTCTGTACCTGCAAGCAATTGCCATGATTTAGTACTTTTGTCATTTGCTTCTTTATAGATATAAGTAAGATCTTTCAGATAAACCTTACTGGTTGATACTACTGGTTTTTCTTTTGTTTTTTCTTGTACAGGTTCTGGGGCGGGCTCTTTAACAGGGTCTGCTTTTGGTTGCTCTTTGATTGCGACGGGTACTTCAATTTGAATAGATTTGCTAATGCGTTCAACATTATTACCCTCCTCTTTAAATGACCAGTGTCCTTTGCGGGCACCTTCGTTAATAGTACCTACCACGGCTGCCTGTACTGCTATATCAATTGCCTTGTTGATACTTTCGTTAACACTACCACCAATTTCGCCTTCTACACTATCAGTACCAGTATTAAAGAATCTTAATAGCGTAACCTTGTCCATGTAACTTAATACTGTCTTAGTCACAGTTACGTTGGTTAGAACTTCACCAGTACTTACGCTAACTGTTCTTAGGTTAACTGTTACAGTATCGCTTTGATATTGTGTGTTAGCACCGATACCAAATACACGCATACCGCTACCACCAGTTAACAAGTTCGAATCGTAGCCAATGATACCACCTTCCATTAATATTCCAGCAAACAACATAGCTGGCAATGGTTTGGCATCACGACCTTGATACGCTTCGCGCATCTGACGAATCATTTGGCGCTCTTTGATTAAGTTATCTAGACCAACACGCTCTAACGGAATAAACCAACGTCCGTTACCAACGTCTTGTAGGGCTTTAATTAGATAACTTTCACTACCTTGTGTAACTGCTGTTGAAAAGCTAGCTACGTTTGGCATATACTTACGTTGTCCAGTTTTGTCTTGGAAACTGTAAACAGCCACAGGGATTGGTCCGCCTTGTGGTGGTCGAATATCGTTCTCAGATTTTTTTAAGAACTTGCTGTTTTCTACAACTGGCTCATCAAATTGATTGCCTGTAATCTTGTCGTGGATTGCTGACCCGGTAGCACAACCTGCTAACATTGCTACTAATACTAAGGATATAAGTGTCTTTTTCATTTAATTGTCCTTAGAATGCAAAGGTGCCAACGGGCACGTTAATGTCTGTATATTGACTTGGATTTGAATCATTTGTAATGTGTATGTTAATTTTGCCTGTAGCCGAATTTAACGACCAGGTCATTGTATTACCACCTACGCTCATTGTTCCGCCACAGTTATTACCACAACTAGGTTGCCCTGTTGCTCCGTATAATGTGTTAGTAATTTGTAGTGCTAGTTGGCTGTAGATGCGTGATTGTAGGTTAGCAACAAATTGTGCCTGAGGGGTATTTGCAGCAGCCGCTTGCGCTTGTTGGGCTAGTGCATCAGCAGAAGCCTTGTTAGTTGCTTTTGCTTGATCTTCTAATTGTTTGATATTAAGTACGTAGGTACCATACCCAGCACCGTTGAATGCTGGACTGTTAAATTGATAATCCATTTGTGCGCTGACTGCTGCCGCAGAAACGCAAATAAGACCGACCCCGAGGATCTGTTTGACAAACTTCATACTTCCTACTCCCTTTGTTATTATTATTATTGGTAGTAGAATCGTCAAGACTCTAGCTCCTATTAGTATTTAATAGGATCTAGAATAAATTATCTAACTGCTTATTACTTTGGGGGGATTCTTGAGAGGATTTCTTGGTAAAATGTGTCTAATTCGCCACCGAACCGTCCCATTAAATGCTCGGATAAGTCCTCAAGTAGCTTATAATTGCGGTCTTGCCATGCCTGTACAAATGCTTCATGTAGTTCAACATAACGGTCGAGTGTGGGCAATTCTGCTATGATTTTTTCTGCTGGCAATACACACCAAGCATGAAACATTTCTCCATTAACTGGAAAACTTTCTAATTCTAATACGGTATGCGTCTTTTTAATATCTTCTACTACGGTTTTATCCCATACGATTTGCATAAGTTCTCTTTTCTAACTTGAGTGCGTGGTATATTGCTTGTACACCTTGTGCTTGGCTAATACAGTCCTCTAGGGCATTGTGTAGGCCAGCTTTGCCTTTTTCGCGTGGATCACCATGAACACCAAATAGGGTACGGCTATCACGTATTTGCCAAAACTGCCAAGGAGTTGGCCAGCCCATTTGACGATAAATGTTTTCCAGGATAACAATGTCAAACGCAGGACCTTGACACCAGATGTTTTCTACTCCAACACAAAAACGATTTAAGTCTCGGTACATTGACTCTAAACTAACACGATCCTTCTCAGAGAACGCTTCATCATATACATCTGCACTTTGAGTTGACCACCATTTGAGTGTGTCCTCTTGTACTTCACGGCCTAATGCTAACTGTTCGTCAACATCAATACGGAAGTATAAACTATCACCGAAAGACCCTGGCGTATATTCATCAAATTTTACAGCACCAAGGGTAAGGATGGCACAATCTGGACGTGTACCTAAGGATTCTAAATCGAGCATAATTGAGGACATATTGCTATTATACGCTAATGATGTTTTTATGTCAAATTATTTGAATAAACGGATAAATATTGGTGTAGTTCGCGATATGGGGATATCCAACTACTCTAATGCTAGAAGGAGCATCAGCAATGATATTTATTACACAACAAACCTATGCCTTTGTTTACAAGTGGACAGAATTGTCTACAGGTAAATGGTATATCGGTTCACGCACTCGCAACGGGTCTCATTTAAATGACGGATATATCTGCTCGAGTAAAATTGTTAAACCACTAATATTAGAAAATAAAGACAATTGGGTAAGAGAGATACTATGTATTGGCTATCCAAAAGATATGCGTAAGTTAGAAGGTGCATATTTGGTATTGTTAAATGCTAAACACGATCCAATGAGTTATAATATGAGTGATGGCACTTTTTCTACTACCGGTAAGGAACCCTGGAATAAAGGTTTAATTCTCGACGGCGAAAAATACAAAGGCGGCAGAAAAAATAAAGGTAAACAGCCAAGGCTTGGAACTACATATTCTGAAGAAAGCAAAAAGAAAATGAGTTTAGCTAAGAAAGGTAGACCGGGACCAAAACAATCAGAAGAAACTAAATTAAAAAAATCCAAAGCAAATTCTGGAAAACGTTGGGTACATAATATTTCTCTAAGAGAAAGAAAATATGTTTCGCCTGTTGAGTTTAATCTATTATGTTGTAGTGGATGGGCATTGGGATTGGGCCCAAGAACTCTTTAATTATTGGCCTTTAAGTAACTTCATCGATTCGGCTTCTACCACACGGGTACGCAAGCCCGAACTGGAGAATGAATGATCACGACGATTAAAGATCGGTTCAATGCCGCGCATCCATCCTTCTTGTTTACCGGTATATTCTGATTGTTCATATTCAACACCTAGTACCCGAATATCAAGCGGAAGAATTAATAGCAAGTCAACTAGGTCTTGTTCTGTTTGATAAACAACTACTTCATCTACATAACGACAAGCGGCTAGTTGTATTTGACGTTCCACAATACTCTGTACAGGTTTGTTCTTGGTATCTGGGCGATCAATTGTGGGATCTGTTTGTAGTCCAGCAATTAGGTAATCGCAATGATTTTTAGCTTCGGCCAACATGGCGATATGTCCTGCGTGTAGCATATCAAAGGTACTAAAGGTAATGCCGATCTTCTTGCCATCATCTTTTAGTTTACGAATGTGATTGAATATCATAAAATGTGTTTTCCAAATATACAGTAGACCTCAAACCATTTGTCTGGCGGGTTTTCAATAAAATATGGGTTAACACGTAATGAGATTTCCCAGTCTCGGGAAAACTGAAAATGCCGTGTACCGAATCGAATGTTGAACCAAAGATTACTCATTGATCGACTTCTATTTTAACTTGTAATGGGAATCCGTTATTACGAGCAAGTAAGGTAACTTCAATGCCTTTTTGTTCAGCGAGTTCATAAGGTAGTACTGCCACCACCGCCGAGCCTTCTTCGTGTACTTTCATTGTCAATGATT